AACCAGCCATGTTAGCCCCCTACTGATCAGCAAATGCAGGTGCAGTAGTGCTCGTTACATTCCCAAAGATTTGGTAGTTGGTGGCGTCTTTGCCGATTATGGTCACTTCAAACCCTGCAGGAACATTCAACTGAATACTGCTGTTTGAGTTGCCATCTGAGAACACGCTGCTGACCTCATTTCCATCAGTATCTAGGAACGTAACCCCGCCAATGTAAAAGTTGCTATTGCCAGGGGTAACGATGATCGCATCAGTTGCGTCAGCCGCGCCACCCGCATAAACAAACTTGAACACAGATCCAGCAATAGGTGCTGGCAGGGTGTAAGTGTTGTCTTGACCGCCGTCTGGAACAAGAAGAACTCTTCCACTATGGTCCGCATTGTTAAGAGTTTGGTTGCCGTCAGACAGGCTTATTGGGCCAGCCCCATAGGTGCTGACTTCAGTGATTGCGCCAGTGGTGGCATTTTTGCTAATAGCTTTGAAGGTGCTTTCAGATCGCACCGCACCTGAGAAAGTAGTAGTACCCATGTTCATCTCCTGTCGTGGGTTATGTCAGCCACACCATGCGGCTGTCAGGGATAGTTGATTTATACAGCACAAAAAGAAAAGGGGCAACAATGTGCCCCTTCTCCAACTGTTCCACGTGGAACAATTATGCGCCTTGCGATGCAAACACAGCGCGTGGGTTACTGAAGCCGAAGCTATAACGCTCACGGGCCTTGTAACGCACGTTACCAGTGTTGAAGTCGCCTTCCATAGAAGTTGCGACAGGGCTTCGCTCGAAGTGCTTGAAGCCATCTGGCACGTCGGTCTTAACAAACCAAGCATCAGTGTCCGTCAGGAAGTGGTTCACTGCATAGCCTTGCGGCAGCATGCCCATATTCCTGATTGCATTGATGTCGTTGTCAGCCGTACCTGTCCGTCCGGGAGTATCCAGAAGACGATCCGCCACAAACTGAAGCTGTGGAGGAACGATCAGCTTGGTTCCTTGCAGAGCCAAGATCATGTTTCGATCATCTACAAAAGTAGAAATGCTGATCAAAGCATCTTCCAAAGAAGTCTCGTTCAGATCTGAATAAGCACTTGGTCGGTTTGAGAACGTACCACCACCAGCGAGGGGGTGTGCGTTTGAAACCAACTCAACACCGTCGCCGCCAGCGAAGCTAGAATTGAACGCATTGTTCAACACATTAGCTGCTTTGACTTGCTTGGTGTGTGCCATGCTGCGCGCAAGAGCCTTCGTATAACGAGCGCCTAAGCGGTCATACAAATTATCTTCAACCGCTTCCTCGGTCAACGCGAAAGCAAGCGCAATGGTTTCGTGTGTGTAACGAGCCGTGAATCCTTCGGATGCAGAGTCGTAACCGACACTTTGTCCTTCAGACTTATCACGAGCGTTACCAAAGCCGACGATCAGCACTTCTTCTTCAAACGCTCGGTCTGAAGATTCGGTGTCAAAGATCTCAGCGTGTTCATTCTCATAACGAGAATATTCCATGCCAAATAAAGCGTTGAGACCAGGCTCTAGCTCTTTGGCTAATTGTGCTCTTGAAATAGCCATTAGTTAGCCTCCTATGCTAAACCGGCGCCTTTTTGGCCGTAGATTGAGTTCTGAATAACAACAAGAACGTTGGTATTCGCCGTTGCGGTATCTGAATTTTCTGGGTCGCCAGAAATATCAATAGCCTTAATTGGCAAGCCTGCTGTGGTTGCACCCGTGGTTACGTCTAGCTCAGCGCCAGATTTACCAGTTACAGTGCTTCCAGAACTGGTGTACACGATATCGAAGTTACCGAACAAGTCAGTAATCGGGAACGTATCATCAGCTTGGATTTCATACACAACATTCGGATCATCGATAATGAAAGCGATGATGTCCGAAGCATTAGTGCTTGCGGGATAGAAGTTGCTGAACACCGTTTCCTTAGTTGTAGGATCGGTGTATTGACAACCATTGAACACACCAACGATAGGCACAGTGCCTCCGTCAGCGTGGACCTCTACCGTACCACCAGTAACCTGGGCAACCATATCTCCTTGGAAGATGCTGGTTCCATAGTTAGCGGCGATCCGATATCGGCTTTGTCCACCAGTATAGGGGGCACCGCCCACCATACGAACTGGACGCATTCCAAAAGCGGCATCTTGGTTCGCCATTTTTGAGTCCTCTAGTTAAACACAATCAAAAATGAGGTCATTTCTTCCCTCGTCCAAAAGATACCTGCGTCTTTCTCTCGTTAGAGATTGGCATGGCAGGATGCTCATCCTTCATCAGATCGTTATCAACAGCATTCATCTGTTGGTCGGTCTGCTTAGCGAAATAAGCATTTCTTTCTTTGACGGTTTCCTCAGGAATCTTAGCAAGCATCAGCCCACCAACACCCACAGTGCCGGTATGGTTGCCTTCGTCGATGACGGGCAAGTCATAACCTTCAATTTCGCTAGGATGTACAGGTTCGTACCCCTCACGGAATCTCATGTGAACATTGGTTTTGTCTGCTTCTCCACGGATGTGGGTCCGCAGCCACCGATACTGCATCCCAGGGGGCGCGTCAGGAGTTTCCAATGCTTGAGGCGGCTTCCATGGTTTACGCGCAGCTTTAGCCTCGCGGCTTCCGCTACTTCTTGGTGTTCTATTAGAACCCTTTATTTCGTCACTCATGATCTTTGCAGCCTCATTTTCTGTTTTGCGTATTCTTTGAACGGTACACCGAGTTTCCTAGCTAATTCCTGTTCGCTCGGCAACAGTTCAACTCTACGAGAGTTTTGATTGCGTCCAGTTCCAGTCGTGCGCGATCCAGAGACAACAGTTTGGACGGGTTTTTGGTTGTCTCCCGCGAAATTTTGCTCGTTAAATTTGTGTGGCAGTTCTTGCCTCATGCGAGCATCAATTTGAGCGTAGTATTCATCAGATTCTAAGTCAATACCGCTACTTACAAGATCTTCGTGTATAGCAAAAGCTACATTTGTCATGACCTTGTCTCTGCCGAACCACTCGTTTTGATTTGTCCATTCGACAGCTTTGTCTGATGGCTCTTGATATGCAGGCTCTTGTTGATAAGCAGGATTGCTTGCTTGCTGTTGAGCAAACTCTTGCTGCTGAGCTTCTACGGCAGCTTGCTGCTCAGCCCACTTTGCATAATCCACCTTGTATTGCTCAAGATCACGTTGATATTGAACAAGTGCGTTTCGATCCGCTTCAGCCTTTGCAAGCAACTGTTGAGCATCAGCCATAGCATCTGGGTCGCCAGATTCATAAGCTGACTTCAAGTGGCGCTTGGCCGCTTCAGCCTGAGTTTCAACGCGAGTGGCAAACTCATCGCTGTAAGTTTCTTGAATCTTTAGATTCTGTTCAGCGCCAGCAGTTTGAGCCTGCTTCATTTGAGACATGAGAGCTTCGTTCTGCTCTTGCAATTGCTTAGCGTACTGAAGCGCCTGCAACTCTCTGCGCTGATAGTCTTTGGCTTGGCCTACAGCTTTATTGATGCGTTCCTGTGCAGAACGCGCTCGACGCTCTGCTTCAGTAAGTTCTGGCTCTGCATCAGTATCTGGTGAATCAAATTCTTCTCGAACAGAATCTTCAGTAACAGGCTCAATGGATTCAGCCTCTTCTTCAGAAAACTCAATAAAAGTAGATTCTTCTTGAACCTCTTCCTCAACACGCTTGTGTTCAGGTAGAGCAGCCTTGTTTATGTTTTCGTCATCAAGCTTTGATAACGCTTCACTCAACGTTTCTTCGGACATGTTGTTTCACCTATGCAGACTTAATATCGTCTGGGTTAAGAATGGTTCCAATCACTTCATCGTCGTTGATGATTCGCACTTCATGATCATCCTCAAGGGAAAACCTAGCGCCTGCATAACGACCAATAAGCACCCAATCACCTACCTCGCACCACGGCTCGTCGCCAAACTTCTCATAGTCTTGATAGGCTAATGGGCCCATCTTCATGACATAACAAACAGAAGTAGCAAGTTTTTCTTTATCTAGTGTCGATTGGATTAACTGTATACCGCCATCTGTCATGCCCTTTCCCTTGTAAGGAAGTACTAACAAACGGTAGCCAGTTGGGTTTGGCATTCTTTCAACCAAAGACTTGTCTAGCACAGACGGGTCTAAAACCCGTTCATCTTCATTCACATATGCATCCGTAACGGACGGTTTTGATGCGATGGTATCTAATAATAGATCACTCATCGAGGGGATCTCCTTCAAAATGCAACGCTTCTTTTAGTTCATCACGAAGGGTGCGAAGCATTGATAACTCACCCATCGCAAATTTGTAGTCCTCCATATCCTTGATATTGCCAGAGGTTATGTAATCAACATGAGATTCCTCATACTGATCTAATTTCTTATAGATGTAAGTAGCGAGAGACAGTGCATCCATTAGCGATAAGAGTACGGTGATTCATAAACTTCGTAATTAATCATGCTGCTACCAGGGTTTTCAAAAACATCGTAGTCAACCCCAGGTGTTTGACCTGGTATTGCTCCTGGGATGTCAGATGACATGACTGGATAAGGGCTGGTCGATGGCGCAGGATCAGGCTCTTCTGGCCGCTCAACCACCTCATAGATTGGTTCTGGTGTTGGGATGTATGTTGGGAAGAAGTCAGTTGGTTGAGGCATAGATTGAGCCATACCAGCATACGGCGCTAGTGCCGCCATAGGTGCTTGCTGCCCATAACCGCCAAAGGTGCTACCAGGTGGTTGAGGTGGCTGCATTGATCTTGCCATGCTTGCTGCAAAAGGGTTGTAAGACTGACCAACAATGCTGCTAGAAATCAAAGAATCAGGGGTGCCTACAGATGATGTGGGCGTAACGTAACGCCCTTCAAACTTGTCTGCCCCAGGCTTAGCTGGTGGCGTAGGCATAGACTGCAGCCACTCGTTGTATTGTTCTTCGTAAGACTTCTCGCTCATCTTTAACTCCCCATTCCGCCGCCGAATCCACCGAATCCACCGAACCCACCGGAGCTACCGAATCCACCGGAGCTACCGAA